ATACGGAAATGATCGGCGGCATGATCGACAAGGGCATTATTGACGCGGACGAAGGCCGCGACACGCTGCGTATGGACCCGGACTCGGGCTTTACGCATCTGCAAGGCCCCGCGCCCGAGCCGCAAGCCGATCCGAACGTAATCGACCCGGAGACCGGCCAACCGTATGCGGACCCGAACCCGGAGCCGGATGACGGGCCTGGTGCGGGTGGACCGAAGAAGGATTGACAGTGCGCGAGCCATCGCTTATGGTGACGGCTCGCGCAAGCATATCCAGCTAAACGACATGTACGCATGGCGCTGGCTACAACGCGACTAAGCGGGCCGGATGGCTGTAAGCCGGTCCAATTCAGAGGAATCTATGCGCCGTACTCGCACACTCTTACACCGTGGATACCTCTACGCTCAAGCGCGGGTTGTTCCCGCGGGAACCCCCGAGCAGCGCACGGCCGACCGCACCGCCATTGCACGCGTGTGGGTGGACGGCTACCGAGCGGCCCAACGTGATGCGAGACGGCGTGCGAAAAAGTGACGGCCTATTACAATGAATTTGACCCTAAAGCTGCAGCTTGGATTTGTGAACTTATCAAAGCGGGACACATCGCAGCGGGAGACGTTGACGAACGCAGCATCGAAGACGTGCGGCCGGGGGATCTCGCCGGATACACGCAATGCCATTTCTTCGCCGGTATCGGCGGATGGTCCTACGCCCTGCGCCTCGCCGGATGGCCCGACGAGCGCCCCGTTTGGACAGGTAGTTGCCCTTGCCAGCCGTTTAGCACGGCAGGCAAAGGACGCGGGTTTGCCGACGAGAGGCACTTGTGGCCCGCATGGTTCCGCCTCATCCGCGAGTGCCGCCCTTCAATCATCTTTGGAGAACAAGTTGCAAACGCGCTTGGGTGGCTCGACCTTGTTCAAGGAGACATGGAAGCGGAAGACTACGCCGTTGGGGCGGCCAGTATTGGCGCACATAGCGTCGGCGCACCGCATATCCGGCAGCGATTGTATTGGGTTGGGCACTCCGAAAGTGTCGACGGGGAAATACTCGTACAGCCAAGGCGATCACGACCGGGTCGTGCTGAGCCTGGAGGGCCAAGCGGACTTGGCGGCCTGGCCGACTCCGACGGTAGTGCAGAGCGGCGGTTCGCCGGAGCAGCACATGGCGCGGAAGACAAAGTCGTTCGGGGCGGTGAACCCGAAAGTGACGGACTTGGCGCTAGCAGCGGAGTTCTACCTATCGACGTGGGCGACCCCGACAACACGGGATCACAAGGACGGAGCGAGCGACGGCACGGCACCAATCAACGGTTTGCTTGGGCGTGCGACTGGGTCGACTGCACAGACGGGAAGCGGCGGCCAGTTGAACCCGGCACATTCCCGCTGGCTCATGGGGTACCTCACAGAGTGGGACTCTTGCGGGGCTACGGCAATGCAATCGTGCCTCAAGTCGCGGCGGAATTCATCGGCGCGTACCGTGACGCGCGACGGCGCAAAACATGACAGCGTATTACAATGAATTTGACCCTAAAGCTGCAGCTTGGATTCGTGAGCTCATCAAAGCGGGACACATCGCGGCGGGAGACGTTGACGAACGGAGCATTGAGGACGTGTGCCCCTCAGATATCGCGGGGTACACGCAGTGCCATTTCTTCGCCGGTATTGGCGGTTGGTCCTACGCTCTCCGAATGGCTCAATGGCCCGATACCCGACCCGTATGGACCGGTTCGTGCCCTTGCCAACCGTTCAGCCAGGCAGGCAAAGGCCGCGGATTTGCTGACGAGCGGCATTTGTGGCCCGCGTGGCATTGGCTCATCCGCCAGCAAGGGCCTGACGTTATCTTTGGTGAGCAAGTTGCAAAATCGCTTGATTGGGTCGATCTTATACAGGCAGACTTGGAAGCAGAAAACTACTCCCTCGGGTCGTGTATTGTGGGCGCACATAGCGCGTCCCTCCCTCACGTGCGACAGAGATTCTACTGGGTGGCCGAGACTTCCAACCACGGCGGCAGTGGATGGAAAAGGATCGGGGGCATTGAGAGAGAGAGACCCGAATTTGCGCGATTGGTTCCGCCGTCACTACATGTTACGCCGCCCTCCGGTCCATATCTCTTGCGCGATGATGGGCTACCCGGAGCAATGGGTCTCTTGCGGGGTTTTGGCAATGCAATCTGTCCGCCCCTCGCGGCGGAATTCATCGGTGCGTACCTAGATGCGAAAGCCAAACCGTAAAACACTCCCCGCGCTCCACGCAAATGCGGGCGTCCGCGCCTGGTATGCTCGTGAGTTGCGCGCGTTGCTAGACGCGGCGCAGATGGAAATCTTACTCGCGCTGTCGCTAACGCTCGCAAAGCAGCCGGTGAAGCTCGCTGCGGATGAGTCACTGTCCTACGTGCCGCCCGAGCCCTACTTCACGGTGGGGCCGGACGGGTACGTTATTGAGTCTACGCGCGGCATGCACCCGGCGTGTTGGATCGTGCGAGCAAATGACGCTAGCCCCGTGGCGTCACTCGATCTCACGATGAAACGCTGGGCGGATAAGTGGACGCTCCGCTTCGATAAAATCTCCCTCGATCTCGCTAAGCGGTTCGCCGCGAAGAATTTCAAATCCACACAAACCGCGATGGAGGGTGCGCTCGGTAAAGCCGGGTTCACGGTTCAATTCAAACCCACGCGCGCCAGTATGAACGCCTACAAAGCGGTGGTGTCCGAGAATGTGGCGCTGATCAAAAACCTACCGCAACAGTACGTGACGAATGTGCAATCGGCCGTGTGGTCATCGGTAAACAAGGGCGCGGACATGGCGGAGCTGTCGCAGAAGCTGCGCAAGAGTTTCGATATAGCGAGCGAGCGCGCCGCTAGGATAAGCGTTGATCAGAATCACAAAGCGAAGGCCGTGATCGAGAACACGCGCCGCCAACAACTCGGAATATCCAAGGCGATATGGCAGCATAGCAGCGCGGGGGTCAAGCCACGGCCGACACATGTTGCGATGGATGGGCAAGAGTTTGACCTAGCTCGTGGCATGTGGGATAAGGACGCCGAAGGAAAGGGCAAGGGCGCATGGATTTGGCCCGGTCAATTGATCAACTGCCGATGCACAAGCAGGGCTATCCTGCCAGGTATTGACGATGGCGCGTAAGCCCCCGCAAATCAAAGTCCACGCGGGCGTCATCCAAATGAAAGAGGGCACGTGGTACGCTCTTGAGGCGAAGGAACTGACTGAGTGCTGTTCTTGTGGTTTGGTTCATGAAACGGAATTTAAGTTCGAGGGCCGTCATATATTCTGGCGTGCCAAGATTCACAAAAGGGCTACCCGCGCGGCCCGTAAACGCGACGGAATCACTGTAACGAGGAAACCTGCATGAGCAAAACCACCCGCCGAACGATCGCCGATTTTAAGGCCGCCCACGATCCGGACACCATCGTCCCGAATAAGATCCGCACCGCACTCGCGGAGATTGAGAAAGTCGGCCCGGAGCACTTCGAATATGAAGTGGACTTCCTCAAGCTAGCCGGGATCAGCACCACGCAAATCGGCCAGTACCGCGATCAGTTCGCCGACTATTGGCTGATCACGCCGGGCACCAATGGTAATAAATCCGCCAAGCGGGTATATTTCGGCAACACCAAAATCGTTAAGAAGCTGAAAGGTACCTGAACATGGCTAAAAAACGCACACTTGAGGATTTTAAGGCGCAACACGATCCCGCGACGATCATCGCGGGGCTGCGGCGCGAGTTGGACGACGCGCGGCAGGAGTCTGACTCCGCGCAGATTTTGCGCGAGTACGTGGACACTGCGAAGCTGCATGTGAACGAGCTGCAGATTCCCAAGTGGGTGCTGGAGCCGAAGCTAGCGAAGGCCCCCGGCGTGCCAAAGCTTATGCTCAGCGACTTGCATTGGGGTGAAGTGGTCCGGGCATCGCAGATTGGTGGCGTGAATTCGTTCAACCTCACCATCGCAAACCGCCGACTGCGCGTCGTAATCGAGACTACGATCGCGCTATGCAAGATCCTCGACCCCGAAATGCGCTACCCCGGTATCGTCATCCCGTTGGGCGGCGACATGATCAGCGGCAACATTCACGATGAACTGGCGGCTTCCAATGAACTCAATACGATGCCCACGTTGCTCGATCTCTACCGCGCATTGGTACCTGCCATCAAGCTTATGGCTGACACATTCGGTAATGTGTTCCTCCCATGTGTATCCGGTAATCATGACCGGGACACAAAGAAAACGTGGAGCAAAGACCGCAACCACACCTCTTTTGGATGGCTCTTGTACCAGTTCTTGGCTGCGGCATTTGCACAAGATAAGCGAGTCAGTTTCTACATCCCGGACGGGTCCGACGCTCTCTACCGCGTATATGGAACGCGCTACCTCTTGTGTCACGGCGACGCCTTCAAAGGTGGAGACGGAATTATTGGGCCGCTTGGGCCTATCACGCGCGGCGAACAGAAGAAAAACACCCGTAACGCCGCGGTCGGTCAAGACTACGATGTGATGGAGTTTGGGCATTTCCATAAGCGTATGCTCACATCGCGTTTGCGCGGTAACGGGACGCTTAAGGGGTACGACGAGTACGCAGCCCAAAATAACTTTATGTTCGAGCCGCCTTCGCAAAATTTTTGGGTGACGCACCCGGACCACGGCATCACGTTTGACGCGCCCGTTTACTGTGACTCAGTTCTCAGAAAAAATAAGGCGGAGTGGGTTAGTATCCCTAAATGAGACGACGGTACGATTATTGAGCGATAACGTTCCCGCGGGAACACAACCAAAGGAGCCACGCACATGGCGCAAACTCGGTTAGGGTCTTTCGTAGAGGCATGGGCTAATATAGCCTTGGGGTTCGGGATAAACTTTGTCGCGAACCTGGTCATACTCCCGATGTTCGGGTTCACGTCGTTGACCGTCCGTAATAATTTCATTATCGGGCTGCTGTACACCGCTATATCGCTGGTGCGCAGTTTCGTGCTGCGCCGGTACTTCAACGGGCTCAAGTTCGGCAACACGGTGCGCGCATGAATATGACCCTTCCCACTAATTCCGCCGAGCGCAAGGAAGTCCCTGTGTTCTCCGGCGTTCTCAAGTACGCCCCCGCGGCCATCGCAGGCGTGGCGCGCGTCTCGAAAGCCGGAAACGACAAGCACAACCCCGGCGAACCATTGCACCACGCCCGCGGCAAATCTACGGATCATTCGGACTGCATCGTGCGGCACGCCATGGACGTGGCCGATATCGAGGCGGCGATTGAGCGGCGTGGGGTACCGTATAGCGATGGGTGCGACGAGGGGAATGCGGCGTGCAAAGCTGCGATCCTGAACGAAGTCTCGCAACTTACTTGGCGCGCTTTAATGTGGTCGCAGGAGTTGCATGAGAAGTACGGCGGCGCGCCGTTGGCTCCGGGCGCTCGATTGCCGGAGCCGCTGACGGCTAAGAATTCGTCGTTTGTACTTAAAGGCGCGGTACCGGTGGGATACGTGGAAGGCGGCGGCCACCACCAGGGCGGGGCAAATTACGCGGCGGAGCGCGCCGCGTGCGAGATCAACACCAATGGCGGCACGCGCGAGCACATCCGCGACGACGCCGGGCATAACAAATATTGTTGGTGCACCGGTCTTTGATTTGACGTAATCTGCCCCGCAGTGCGAAACTGCGGGGCATGTCCCTTCGTTCCGAGATCCGCCTAGCCTTTGATCGTGCCCCCGCGCCCCCGTCGCGCGTCGTGGGCCTCGCGCATGAAATTTTAGCATTCGATCGCGCGTCCATGCGCACATATGACGCGGATCGCCGCCTACACGTGGAAAATTGCAATATCTCTAAGGCGACGGTAAACCCGTACTACGGCCGCGAGATCCCCAATTCAGCCGAGCTAGGGCTCGACCCCGACAAAATTTACCGCCTCTACCGCGACCCGGTAGAGCTGGAGAAAGCCGCGCCGACGTTCGCGCGCCTGCAGTTGCTCGACACCCACACGGCCGTAGACGCAGACGACCCGAAGCTGGCGAATACCTGCGGTACCGTGGGCTCGGATGTTCGTTTTGAGGCTCCGCATTTGAAGGCTTCCCTCGCCGTGTGGACCGCCGACGCTATCGCGCGAATCCTCGATCGGAAACAAGCTCAGCTCTCATGCTCCTACCGGTACGAAGCGGTCATGGTGCCCGGCGTCACGCCCGGGGGTTTGACATATGACGGACGCATGATTAACATAATTGGAAATCACGTCGCTTTAGTAAAAGAGGGGCGTGCCGGACCGGATGTTTGCGTTAACGACTCCCTACCCATAGGTATGAACATGTTCAAGTTTCCAGCCCTTATTTCCACGATCGCCAAGGTTGTGACCGGCATTACCGAATCGCAGAAGCTTGCGCTCGACGCGGCTTTCGAGAAAGAAGCGAAGGACAGCGACCCCGAGGAAGCAATGGATGGCCGCGAGGCGGCTTGCGACTCCCGCGAGGAAGCGATGGACGAAAAGGAAACGGACGAAAAGGCGAAGGGTGACCGCAAGGCCGCACGCGACAAGCGCGCCGCCGACCGCGCCAAGCGCGCCAGCGACCGCAAGGCGAAGGATGGCAATTGGGGCTTAGGCACCATCAAGCAGGGCGACACTGATCCGGAACTAGAAGCGAAGGAAAAGGCATTGAAGGACAAGGGCGACAAGGCAAAAGACTCGAACATCGTTACCCGCGCCGAAGCCGAGCGTATGGCGTCCGACGCCGCTACGTCCGCCGTTGCCCGCGTTACCGCGATCGACACCGCCCGGCGCGACGTTGCCCCGCTGGTGGGTCAGATCGTGGTCGCGATGGACTCCGCCGAAGCGGTCTACCGTTTCGCGCTCGATACCGTCAAGGTTTCCCATAAGGACGTGCCCGCCGCTGCGCTGGCCCATATCGTGGCCGCCGAAGTGCGCGCCCGTAAGGCATCTGCCGCCCCGGCGAATGACGCCGTGAGCGTGCCCGCCGAGTACACACTCGAATCCATTTTCTCTGCATCGAAGTAACAGGACTCAGCCCACATGCCGAATCGTACCGGTTTCCAATCGTTCGTAAACGACAACCTGCCCATTGGCATTCCCGGTGACTGGGCCAGCGCCAATCCGCGCTCGTCTGTGATCGGCGGCCCGGGCGCGTTCATTGCTCCCCCGGCCGGTACCACGGTCGGTGTGTTCGCCTGGTTCGATCCGGTAACGGCTTTGGCCACGAACTACTACAAGCCGAACGCGTTCCTTGCATTCGTGCATCGCCAGAAACAGGCGCTCATCACTCAGTTCTTGGGCATCGCCTCGCAGCAGATCGTTCCGGGCAACATGGTCTCGGGTCATGATCGCGGCGACTTCCTTGCTCAGTTTGTGGGTGCAGCCTCGGTTCTGCAGAAAGTTTACGCCGACCCGGTGACGGGCGCGTGCACTGCCGCCGCCACTGGCGGCTCGGTCACGGGAACTGACACTTCGTCCACCGTCACCGGCTCCGTTCTCGCAGTCACCACCGCTGACACCACGGGCACCGCGCCCGCCGTCGGTCAAGCCGTCACGGGCGGCACCATCCCGGAAGGCACCTCGATTGCTTCAAGCGCGGGCTCGGGCGGCGGTGTCACCTCTTGGAATTTGGTCAACGCCAACGGCACCGCGATCCCCAACCAGGGTGCGTTCACCAGCGTCCGCAAGGGCGTCCAGGAAACCACCTACACCGTCGCTTTGCCGGTTGCGGCCGATGCCACCACGGACACCGGCGCGATTTCGACCGCTGGCGTGTTGACGGTCGCGGGCACCATCACGGGCGTATTCACGGCGGGGCAGTTCGTTTCCGGTGCGGGCATCCCCGTGGCGGCCAACGCTCAAATCCTTCAGATCCTCACCGGAACGGGCGGAGCGGGTACCTACCAGCTCAGCTACAGCCCGTCGGTGGCGATTGCTAACGAGGCCATCACGGCCACGGCCGGTAAGGTCGGCTCAATCACGAATTGGAACTAAGGCACTCAGGTAACAGGAACAGATAGAAATGAAACAGCTTGTAGCATTTGACTCTAAGGCTTTTGGCGCGGCGATCGTCGCAGGCCACGGCCCCGCCCTGATCCGAGCCTTGGCGAAAGAAAAAGGCATTGCCTTTGACGAAAGCATGGGCGAGATTCAGTGGCTGAAGCCCGGCGTCAACCTGAAGGATTTCAAGGCCGCGTGCGACGCACAGCCGGAACTTGTGACCGTGGGCAATGCGGGCATCCCGTCCTACCTCGCCAATTTCTTGGACACTCGTGTGATCCAAGTTTTGGTTGCGCCGATGAAGGCCACGCAGATCGTGGGCGTCGAAGTGCAGAAAGGCGATTGGCTGACCGAAACCGCGCAGTTCCTGGTCGCAGAATCGGCCGGTCAGGTTGCCAGCTACGGCGACTATGAAAACAGCGGCACGTCGAACGCGAACGTCAATTTCCCGAGCCGTCAGAACTACATTTTTCAGGCGTTCTTGCAGTACGGCCAGCGTGAGTTGGGGCTCGCCGGTCTGGCTAAACTGGACTGGGCCGCCGTGCAGCAGCACGCGAACGCGCTGACGCTGATGAAGGCACTGAATACGATGTTCTTCTTCGGCACGGCCGGACTGCAGAACTTCGGTTTGCTGAACGATCCCAGCTTGCCCGCTCCGATCACCCCGACGTTCTCGTGGAGTTCGGCCGGCGCAACCGCGTACACGATCTACCAAGATATCGTGCGCATGGTTCTGCAGCTCCAGGCACAGTCGAATGCGACCGTACAAGACGACGCGCCGTTCGTGTTGGCGTTGAGCCACACCAACAACGTGAACCTGAAGCAGATCACCCAGTTCAACACCAATTCGGTGTTGGTGCTGCTGAAGGAAAACTTCCCGAACATCCGTATTGAGACCGCCCCGCAGTACAACACCGCGGCCGGAACCCTGGTGCAGTTGTTCGTAGACAATTTGGAAGGACAGCAGACTGCCGAGTGCGCCTACAGCTCCAAGATGATGGCCCACAATATGGTCGTGGACACCAGCTCGTGGAAGCAGAAGCGCTCAAGCGGCGGGTATGGCACGATCATCTATCGGCCTTTCCTGTTCGTACAGATGCTGGGATAAGGTACCGGCCGTGTTAGGCCGACCACCACTACAGGGGCGATTCGAGGGACAGTTAGCCTCGGTCGCCCCTTTCGCGTCTCTGCCAGGCTCCCACACGGCCGGGCTGGATAACGTCGCGCTTGGGCGATTTGCTTGGGCGTCCACCGTTGACGGCACTGTGTCGAACGTCGCTACCGTGGGGTTTCCGTTCGGCGTCGCGATGCAGTACCGGCGCAACCGGATAGGCGAGGGCCAGGCTACGTTCATCGTGGGCGGCGTGCGCTACCTGATCGCAGGCAAGCCTATCACCCTTGCTGATACCGGCGTGTTTTGGGTCCGCTTCCCCCAAGGTGCATTTATCGGCGCGGTGGTCTACACTGACCCGGCTTCCGGCATAGCCTATGCGGCCGATGGCGGCGGGTTTATCGCGACAAAGTATCGCGTGACCACCAACACGGCCCCGGGCGCGCTGGGCATCATCAGTCCGTACACATCATTTTGAGGATTCACGCACATGGCAAAAGTTTACGTAGGCTGCAAGCTCCCCAACGGTCTCTGGATGGAAATCATCAAGCCCCATGAGTTGCAGTATTCCTTGGTTCCCGCCGAGCCGACCGGCCCGCGCGTTCTGTTGAACGGTGCGAATTCGACGCGCATCGAGCGTATCAGCCCGCAGAGTTTCGCGTATGGCACGACTGAAGTGGACGCGGACTTTGCCAAGGCGTGGTTCGAGGCCAACAAAGATGAGCCGTTCGTGAAGAAAGGGCTCGTGTTCATGGTCGCATCCGAGGCCGCACTCCGTGGCGAGATCAAGGATCGCGCGGATGAGCTGACCGGCCTCGAACCGCTGAAGCAAGACGGCGACAAGCGGCTGGCGGGCGTTCGCGCGAATCGTGAAGCCGGTGCACTCGCGGCGATGAAGTAAATGACGATTGCAGCGTGCCCGCCCTCAGCGCCTGTTACACCCGGCGTGGTGGTATTCGACGCCGCCGAGTTCTCGGCGATTTATCCCGAGTTCACGGGGGCGGGCACTCCTGCATTGCAGTTTAATTTCAACCTCGCGAGTCTCAATATCTCCAATTGCTGCGGGTCGCCCGTGCCGGACCCCAACGTGCGGCAGTCGCTCCTGTACCTCCTGACGGCGCACATTACAGCGCTGTTCACGCCGAGCGCGCAGAACAACATGCAGCCGCCCGGTATCGTCGGCCGCGTGAGCAACGCTACGGAAGGCTCCGTGTCCGTGGGCGCGCAGATGCCCGGCACTATCAACTCTGCGTGGTTCGACCAAACGAAATACGGCGCGCAGTTTTGGGCCATCACGGCACCGCTGCGCACGATGCACCACATACCCGCGCCGCAGGAGTGCTGCGGAGGGTTTGAGCAATTCGGCTTTGGGTTTGCTGAGGGCAACCATAATGGCTTCGGCTGTTAAGCTGAAGGTATCGCGCCGCGGTAGTGCAGCGAAGTACCTAGCCGAAATTGCCCGCAAGATGACGGGTTCCGTAAAGGTAGGCTTCCTCGCGGGGGCCACGTACCCGGAGGATTACAAACGGGACCAAAAGCGGCTTGCGAAACTGCGCGTCGCCCAAGGCCGCAAAGAACCCAAGGCGCTCGGGCCGCCGAAGCCTCAACCGGTGCTCAACGTGGCGCAGGTAGCCTACTGGGGCGAGTACGGCAAGACGGGGCAGAAAGCGCGCCCGTTCATGCGTAATACCATAGCGGAGAAATCCAAGGACTGGGGCGGGGTGATTGCCGCCACCGCAGCGACCACCAATGACGGGCAGAAGATTTTACGCACCGTGGGGACGCGCATCAAAGACGATTTTGTATCGGCTATCAAGAACTGGCCCGCGGATAACTCGCCGGTCACGGTCGCGGTGAAGGGGTTCAATCACGGCCTGATTGATCGCGGCATTATGCAGCGTGCGGTAGATTTCGAGTTGCAGAAATGAACCTAAATTTACACGGTATCGTCCGCGGCGCGATCACGTCGGTCCAGTCGGATACACCAATCATTTACTTGCAATCCACGGGATCGGCTTCCACCGTGGGCAAGCGCACGCCCACGTATGCGGCCCCCGTGACGGTCTTGGGCCAAGTGCAGCCCGTGAGTGGCGGCCAGATTCGCAAATACGAATTCCTGCAGTCGCAGGGAATTTACCGCTCGATCTACTTCTACGGCGATGTGGAAGCGATGGTCCGCTCGATGCAGCGTGGAGGGGATCTTGTCAAATTTCCGCAGGTACCGGGCAACCCGGTAGAAACATGGCTTGTGTCTAAGGTTGACGAAACCTGGGCCACGGGCTGGTGTAGGGTCATAGTGACTCTGCAGCTCGACCCGAACAACCCATGACAAACACCGTATCCCCGCAACTCTCGGACCTATATGGCGCGCTCCAGCCGTTCATCGTGGAGACGATCGGTATCGACCCGTCCCTGGTGTTTGAGGGGCTGGATAACCGCGTCGTGATGCCCCCGGCCACGCCCGGATTTATCGCATACCAGGTAATCGCTCAGCAGCGGCTTAACACGAACATCAAGACTTGGGACCCTACGGCGGTCAACCCGGTGTCGATCAGCACCGAAATGCATGTCCGGCTGACGATACAAATCGACTGCTACGGGCCAAATTCCCTCGCGTGGGCCACGATCTTGCAGACGCTATTCCGTGACGAAACGGGGTGCCTCGGGCTCGCGGGGCCGGACCCGTCTAACCCAGTCTGCCAGCCGCTTTACGCGGACGACCCGCATATGATTGCGCTGGACGATACCGAGGACCAGTATGAGCAGCGCTGGTCCTTCGATCTGCAGATCCAGTACAACCCGATCGTGGGCGTGGCTACCCAATTCGCGGACACCCTGCAGGCCACGCCGGAAAGTGTGACCGTGGAGTTTCCCACCTAAACGGGCGTGCCTTGCATGGGGCGGCCCCGTGGCCTATCATTCGACATAATACCGTCGGATCTGTGATAGGAGTCTCAGCCCTTGAAGTCAATTCC